CGTGCGACCTCCTCATCGTGGAGTTCGCGGGCTTCGGCCAGCTGCTGCTCTTCGGCGCTGTGCCCCGCCTCGTGGTAGGTCATGCCCTCGTCGAGCACCGGCACCAGGCCCGCGCCCTGTGTGCCGCCGTACACTTCGGCGAACTGCTGCCGGAACGCCTGCCGCGTCACGGGGTCCCAGTCGGGCGCGTCCACGGGCCGATGAATCACGCCGGGAATGCGAGCGCCCTGCCGCCAGTAGTTGATGCGGTAGTCCTGCGCCAAGGTCTCCGCGATCAACTTCTTCCGGAGCGTCTCGATCCGCGACGTGCCGAGCGGGCAGTCACCCTCGACGTTCGCTTCGCGGAAGTGGATCACTTCACTCGCGGGGATCTCGAACCAGCGGCCGTCGAAACCGTAGAAGCTGTAGGCCGTCGGGAAGACGTCGCCGCACACACCGACGCGCGCCGCGGGCATCCGCCACAGCTCATCGGGCGCCTCGCCGTCCTCGCGGCGGAGCTTCAGGAGATAGGCGTTCCCAAACACACCGAAGTCGATAAGGGCGTGTTCCCAGAGCCGGTACGGCGTCGTGTAGGGGTTCGGGTACGCGAGCAGCTGCGCGAGCGGGGAGCTGGTGTCACGCCGCCGGTCGGTGTCGTTGACACGCTCGAAGACATGCAGGCCGAGCTGCGCGATGTTGCGAGCGCCCGCGTCGATGACGGTCCGCAGGGCCGGCTGGGTGCGGTAGAGGGTGGCGTAGCTGCCGCCGATGCTGCGGTAGCCGTTGCCCTCGGTGCCATGCGTGCCGAGCGCGTAGGATGCGTCGGCCGACATCGGCACGAAGCCCGGCGATGGCAGGAGGCCCATGCGGGTATTCACCCCGCCGGAACCGACGCCGAGCAGACGACCGTTGGACCTGACGATGGGCATCGCGCAGAGTCAGCCTGCACGGCAGAGCGGCACGACGGAAGGGTCTACTTGGTGGTGTGGCGCGTTGTGTCACACCATGGCACGCGGCGGCACGTTACGGCGCACTACGCCGCGACGTGCCACGTGTCTGCGGCAGGCAATCGCGGGGCACGACACGGAGACGCCCGCCGGGTGTCTCGTACGCGCGCACGGCGCCCTTCTCGACGTAGCGATAGATCGTCCGGCTGCCCAGCCCGGTGATCTTGGCTGCCTCCTTCACCGTCACAGGTCGGTCCATCGGGTCCTCCTTCATCAACGCTTGGCGTCACCGGGCATTTGAAGAAACAACACCTGGGCGCGGTCGAGCGTGACCTCGCCATCGAGCCGCGTGGGCGCCTGCTTCGCGGCCTCGAGCAGATAGCAGTCACGGAACACCAACCACCGCCCGCGGCGCTGCCAGAGAATGGCCTCCAGGCTCGGCGCCTTCTCATCTCGGAAGGTCACAATCACCCGGGTGCGCCGCCGGGGGAGCCCCCACCACTCGTAGGCCAGCACGCCCCAGCCGATGCTCAACACGGCCACGATCCCCCACGCTAGGTCTACCACTGCACTGCCTCCACCCGAGCGGTCGGGTCGCTGTATCGGCTCTTCTTCTTCTGTGTGCGGAGCTGCAGGCGCTGCAGGGCCATCGCGAGGGCCACTACGCCGTCAATCTTGTCGCGCACCTTCCGCTTGTTCACCGCGATGTCCCCGCGGCGACCTTCTTCAACGACTGCATTGCTGGCCATCCATTGCAGAACGGGCTGGCCGTTGTGGCACAAGTCACCAGAGACGGACAGATCGGAGAGCGCCCGAAGGCCGATGTTCAGTCCGAAGCCCTGGGGCTGGTTTACGAGCGTCACATGCGGCAGCTGCACCTCTTGAACGACCGCCTCTGCGAATCGCTCGTCGTAGGCAACCTCAACCACGCCCCACCGGCGACAGAGGTCCTCCAGGTCACGCCGTAGACGACCGAAGTCAGTGATGTCACCGGCTGTAATGGCGAGTCCGCCCGCGTCCTGCCACGCCTCGTAGGGTCGACCGTGGTACTGCTCCTTCGCACTGGACGGAATCCAGAACTGGCAGCGCACCAGGACTCGTCCGTCAGGGAGAGGCGTGGCACCCACGAATGCAGAGAAGTCACTCTTCAAGCCCAAGTCGAGACCGGCATACGTCGGCAAGCCCTTGGCTTCTTCCTCAACGGCCGTACGGCATGCGCGCCAGCGGTGCATGTCGAGCCAGGCCGTCTCCTGCTCGGTCCACTGGTTCAGGTACAAGCGTCGGAAGGTATTGCGCAGGTCCGGTTTATGGATCGCTTCGCGAGCCAGGGCGCGCATTTCCTCGATATCTCGGAAGTCGCCCAGCGCCGGATTAGCCGCGTGCCAGACCGCCTCGTCCTGCCAGTCGGCGTCCTCGGGGGCCTCGTAGATCAACGGGAAGAACGCCGGGTCGTCGATGATGCCGTCGCGCACTTTGCGGGCGTAGTCCCACATCTCCCAACAGATCGTGGATCGGTCGAACCCGGCTGTCGTGATGACGATGATGATCGGCTCGCGACGGGTGCCCTGGCTGGTCCGCAGCACGTCATACAGATCGCGATTGGGCGCCGCGTGCAGTTCGTCGTAGATGATGGTGGACGCGTTGAATCCGTGCTTGCTGTACGCCTCGGCGCTCAGCACCTGGCAGAAACTCATGGTCTCCCGGTCGACCATGCGCTTCGTGCTCGGAATGAGCTTGATGCGATCGCTGAGCTCCTCATCGTTGCGGATCATCGTGGCGGCGGCCTCATAGACCAAGCTCGCCTGATACTTCTCGGCCGCCGCGCAGTAGACCTCAGCGCCGATGATGTCCTCGCCGATCAGTCCGTTGATGGCGAAGCCCGCGGCCACTTCGGTCTTGCCGTTCTTGCGCGGGATCGCCCAGAAGGCGGTCCGGTAAGCGCGACGCGTCGGATCTGATGTGCTGAGGCGGCCGTACATCTCGCGCACGCCCGCCAGCTGCCAGGGCCGCAACTGAAACTGCCGTCCCGCCCACTGGTCCTTTGTGTGCGTCAGGTTTTCCAGGAGCCGCGCCGCCCGCGTGGCTCGCGTCTCGGAGAACTCGCCCGGGTGAACTCTCACCGGACCCCCGAGATGATGCCGTCCCACTTACTGGCCTTCTTGGCCGCGGCAGGCGCCTTCGGGGCCACCTTCGCGCGATCGGCCGGAGAGAGGCCCAGGATGGCCAGGTAGCCGCGGAGTTCGCGCCAGAGCTTCACCTCGAGATTGACTACCGCGTCGAGCGACATCGGATTCTTCTTGCCACGCCTGGCCTCGTACGTCCGCTGTGTCAGGCAGAGGCGCTCGAAGATCGACACGACGCCGTTGACCGCCAGCCAATCGCCTGGCTTCACCCAGCCGCCGCAGTGGCGGCGCAGGTCGTTCCAGAGATCACGCTGCGCGGGCGTGAGGTGCTTGGGTGGCTCGGGGAACTCCACCAAGCCATCCGGCGCCACCGACGGTGGCCTGTCGCCATCGCGGTCCTTCCTCCAGGTACCCTCCAGCACCTTCAGTTCGACGGGCTTCTTCTTTCGGCCTGCGCCAGGACGAGCGCCTCCTCGTGGCATCTGTCTAGCTCCCCTTCCCGCGACTACGCAGGTCGCGCTGCATCTCGCGCGCCCACTGCATCAACTCAAGGAGCTGGTCGTCCGGGAGTTGGCCGCCGAACCTCACGCGAACGGTGTTCAACCAGTCCGCCTCGCGCCGGCACGACTCGCTGCAGTAAACCGGTGTACGGCCCGCTCCACACCTAGCCCCACCGCGTCCCGCGTGGTCGATCGAGGTTGTGGTGCCCTGCCTGACCGTGGAGGAGATGGGTCCTTCGCAGTGCTGGCAGGTCATGCACTGCGGACAGCTGCGAACGTGAGCGGCGACGTGACCATCGACTGGGAAGAAGCGCCGACAGGCGCGGCAGAATCGCAACCCACGGCCGTCGACGAGGCCAGCCTGCTCGGCTTGCAAGATCCACCAGGGCGACTGGCCGCCGGGCGGACGCCCTCTACGCTCGACTTGCGCTGGGGCGCCTCCGATCGACGGCACGACCAAGTCGACCTTCTTCTTCCGCCCGGCACCTGGCCGCCACCCCCCACGCGGCACGCCCTCACCCCTCCTTGGGCGGAAGGCTGCCGATCGCACGGCCCGCGGCAAGCTCGATGGCCATCCTGTTGGATTCGCTGGCCCTCATCCGAGCAAGGCCACTGATGATGCCGACGGCGAGCTTGCCCTTCTGGTAGTAACGCTGGTCCTTCCCTTGGTATGTCCGAAGGGCCCGCAACTCGGACACCCAAGCGCGTGCCTCATCTTCGAGTTCGGTCAGTAACGCATCACTCAATGGCTGCATTAGTCTCCTGCCTTCTGAAAGAATCACTCAAGGATTCTGAAAACTCTTTGAAACTGACAATTCCTGCGCGTGGG